ACCTTGATGAAGTGCGCCTTCAGGAAACTCTGGAGATTGAGGTACGTTACAACATCCTTGTCCGTAACCTTGAGGAGCTTCGAGAGAGCACCGTCGGGGATAATTCGGCGCTTGTTCGCAGGGTCAAAGCAGCCGTGGCTCTTGACATACTGGGACACATGCTTCGTCACATCCGTCTGCGAGCGCTGAGAAGCCGCAGGGACACCCATGAACGAGCACAGCTCAGCCGAGAGCGGGCGGGGCTTCAGGAATGCGTTATTCGCACGGCGAGCCTCCCACGCCGTCTTCTCCTCGGGCGTCATATCTGCCGGATCCTTCTTCACGCGGCGCTTCTTGCGGGCATCCTTGATATCGCGCGCAGCCGTCTTGGCTGCAGCAAGAGCCTCACGAACCACATCTTTGAGCTCTGCAGTCACACGGACCTGAATCTCCTTTAGGCGATCGGCTACCGCAGCAAACGACGGTGGGGTAGCAACAGCGGCAGCAGCTGCAACAGCAGGAGCAGCAGTCTCAACAACCGGAACAATAACCTCCGTCTTCGCTGCAGGAGCACGACGAACCTTCTTCTCGGCGGGAGCAGCTGCAGGGGCGGCAACAGCTGGAGCATCAACCTTCTTGGCTGCGGTCTTCTTGGTCTTGAGTTCAGTCGACATTGTGTTTGTTGTAGAGTGAGAAGCAGAGGAGGACATTTCTAACGCGGTTATATATACTTGTACCCCCTACCCCGTAAATAGGTCACAAGACCGCGGCGACCAGCTCTGTTCTGACAACTGCGCTTAATATGAAAAAGACAAAATCTTCGGGGCGCCTTAAATCGTTTATGATCGATATCAATATTCCAGCAACGTCTCGACTCAGGTGTGCCAAATCGTTATAGGTTCCCATCGTGTTCCGAATCGACTTCAACCACGTGTGATATTTTAACCTTTTTTGATTTTTAGACATCCACCACCGAGTATCCTCGATAAGAGACCCCAAAAACAGATGTAGACGCGTATATGTCAACGAGCAAAAATGATTTGGATGAACCGTTCCTGCAAAACCAAATTCGTGTAAAATCTGGACAATACGAATCCAACGCAGGTCTCGAACCGCGACCACACCAGGTAATTCAGTTTGCTCGTTGTGCAAAAATGGTATTCCCTTCTTTTTACGAATAATATACAATAATCTTAGTCGAGTTGCATCTTCTGGTTTCAATGTTCTACGAGTAAATGGATTCTTAATTTCTAAGGCTTTCTGAGACCATTCAATCATGCTTCGTTGATCGAACCACCAAACATTTCCATCCTCTTCTATTGAAAAATAATTAAATGGGTGAATCTCTGTTTTTGTTTCCATTGTTACCATCTCTTCGTCATTATGGCACAGAGATCGTTTGAGTACTCCCTTACCTGCAAGCTGCAATCTATTTCTGATAGAGAACCCCCTAAACAATGCTTGAATAATACAAATTTGCGTATATATTATTGGGTTGAATGTAATCCAATGACGCAAACATTTTGCTCGCATGTGCATCTTGCAAAACATAAAATTAGTTGCAGAATCCTGTAAACATCGTTCAATGGATTGGTTGTTTTTACAAGAAAGACAACGCATTCTTTGTAAAAGAGCGGGAATCATTTAAATGAGTGAAAAACGGATCGGGCAATTTTTGATATAGATCAATAGCACAACAATATAAAATGAGCGCAGCACCAGCAACTATCACTGTAACGAAGATTAATGCAACCGAGATTGAATTTTCCGATCCACGGAAGAACAAGAATGGAGGTGTTTCTATTGGAATTAAGTATAACAAGCAAAATGTACAATTTCGTCTTCCTCAAATCTCCTTCCCAGGTGGGTTGCAGATCAAGGAGAATATGAACAAGGATGGCTCTGTAACCCTGTCGTATACTCTGGCTGGTTCCATGAATGGCGGTGATCCGTATGGCAAGGAGATCAGTTCTGATGCATCGGAGACCGCAAAGCTATACAATTTCATGCATGACCTTGAGGAACACATCATCAAGACGGCTGTCGCAAATTCTGGAAAGTGGTTTGGTAAAGTTCGGTCGGAGGCTGGTGTACGCGAGACATTCAACAAGTTTGTTAGTGTCAGCGTAGACAAGATCGATGGACTGTGGGTTCCAAATGGAAAGTATCCACCCAGCCTTCGCATGAAGCTGCCAGTTTATGATGGAAAGGTTTGTATGGAGGCAATCGATACCGAGGACAATGATGTTCCTCTCACGACTGATAATCTGACAACTGTATTCTCAAAGGGATCGTCTGCAAAGATGATTATGCAGGCATCCATATACATTACTGGTCAAGGATTCGGTGTAACGTGGAAGCCGACGTATGCAGAAGTTCATCAGCGCAAGCGACAGACTGCTCGCGACTTCTTCAAGCGAGATGAGGATGATTGTGAGGCAGCAGCAGACGACGAGGACGATGAAGTTGTTGATTATGTTGCTGCGCCTGCTGCTGCCGCTCCTGCTCCAACTGCTGCCCCAACGGCTGCTCCTGATTCTTCCGAGGTCAAGCCCATTCGTCGACGCAAGGTCGCATAAACGGTTGAATCAGAAGGAGGAGTAAACAGTACACCATCTTCATCAACAAATATAGTAGAATAAACATCGATGCGAGGTAAGTTTTTCACTGTTAGGCACCTCTCCTGCTTTGCACCTAGACATCTCGTACATTTTTGTATAGGGCAAACACCGTTGATTATGTCTGAAGGAGTAACTAAATTTAAGTTAGTCCTTTCTGCAACTTTTTGTATAGTAGTCCATCCGTGTTTCATACAATCTTCATATGCAGCCTGAGACATCAACGACCATATTGTACGGTCTTGAGCTTCCCAATCCTCTTGAAGAAGAGTACCAAATACATTGCTTTTAAACCAAAGGGTAGAATGCTCCTCACCTTCATGTTCTGCAACACCAACGCGTTTTGAATTTTGGTCGTACAACCAATACACTTGGACAGTCGATGTTGAATGGTCGGGATCAATATTTCCTCTAAAAACGAATCTTCCGTCATAGTTGTACTCTTCTACATCAGTATCCATGTCCGATTCAGAAACATCCTCTAATACTGGAAATACTTTACCAGGTATTCGTACCGAAAACATTGTTTTACCAATATATACGAATATAACAATCAACAACGCAGCAGGTTGCGCTATATGCAACACACCAACTTGGTCTGCACCCATGTACTTGTCAAGTTCACATTCATAATCAATGCATCAAAAAGTTGGGAGTCAATTGCCCACTCTGTACAAAATATGTTGGACGATATATTTCTTTTGAAACTAAATTGCAAATATCCGCATACATGTGTATAGGGATCATAGCAATTGTTTTATTCATTCGATTCGTAGGTTAATATTAAATCTGTTTTAATATAATGCCATTCTCGACTGGAGGAGAAATAGGAGTAGGAGTAGTCGCCGTCGCCGTCGTCGCTGCGTTAGGATATTTTGCGTACAGTAAGTTTGGGAGCAGCGAGATATTACCAATTAATACTGTTGCAGCACCGCTATCAACTGGCGGCGGCACTCGCAGACACAAGAAAAGAAGCAAATCTAATCGAAAGAAACTTTCATCGTAACCTCGTGACGCTTCAAACTCTTTGTAGCTGAATGTGAGAGCTCGTGACGCTTTTTACGTGTGCCTGCACCCGCCGCGGCTACCTTGATCTCTTTACCACCAGCGCCCATACGAGTCTCCATATCTGCGTGAATCTCTTCACGATGCTCTTCGATATAGTCTAAAATACCATCATCCATAACCCATGCAAAAAAGTTAAGCTGACCAACAGTCGTTGAAATACCACCAAAATCAATTCGACTCCAACGACAGAACGGGTCAAACATCTTTTTAGAATATGCCTTCAAATGCGACTTGTACGCCAGATATACGATCACATGCTTACCACCCTCCGTTACATACGATACGTTGTTCTTCTTGGAAAAATTAGTCACAAACCAGTCCAAAATACGTAGCGATATGTTACTCTTTCCGTCCAAAACGTCTTTCAGGATTTTTGTACGATCACCCTCTGCATAAAACCGCTCCAAACGATGCAAGACCCACTGTTCCTGTGTTGTAATTTCTGTGGCGTCAGTCATTGTATGTAAATCGGATTACAAAGTGAAAGTGCCTTTAAATAAAGTATATGGAAATATTCGAATTGCCCATTGACACAAACGGTATCCGGCGATATTCGAGATGGATTAGCCAAGTGTTGAACATACCGTATAAAAAGTACATATTCGAGGTAGAAACAGTACTATCGGATCCTCAACTCGGCAAGGTGTGGACCAGACGAAAAATCATCGGGAGACTCTTGAAGAAGTATGGAATAAACGATCAACGAAGCGCAGAGTGGCATTCAAAACGCTCAGAGATGATTACGGCATCCGAGGTGACAAAGGCTTTCAAGAATGCAACGCCATCGGCTCGGCGAGAAATCATTCTTAAAAAAGTAGAAACAGCAGGAAGCGCTGGAGGAGGCACAAATGCAGCATGTGCATGGGGTACACAGTTTGAATCAGTTGCAAAAGATATCTACTGCAAACTCAACGGAGGAGGACAGGTTGTAGATACGTCTTGTGTCGTTCATCCAGTATACCCATTCTTAGGTGCTTCACCAGACGGTATTTATTTTACAGAATCCAAGTCAGATCCTCGGTGGGGAAAACTTATTGAATTCAAATGCCCTATAAGCAGAAAGTTCGACGATACGACACCTATTCCAGATTCGTATTATCATCAAATGCAAATGCAGATGGAGTGCACAAATATCGATGAATGCGACTATGTTGAGATGCGGTTTGCAACCATAACACAGACGGAGTGGATAGCGAGTACTGCTACATATAAAGGCAGATTCGCTATATTCGATAGCGGCAGGATTGATTACGATTCAGGAAAAGATCCAGATTGGCGCACAAAACTGAAACGGGGAGACGAAGAGTTTAGAGTGCTTCATTGGTTTCTAGCAAATTGGAGACAGTCAACGGTACCCAGAGATTACAACTGGATGAAAGATCACCTCGATGATCTCAAAAATGTATGGGACGAGGTTTTGATGCACAGAGCGAACGGAACATTGCCAGTTAAGGCGAATGACCTTCAAACAGTCCAACTCGATGTCCCGTTGGTTGTCCCACCGCCGGAGCGTGTGAATCCGGTGCCCGAGAATTGTTCGTCTTCTGTGCAAAAGAAGAACTCCAAGACGCTACGTCTCTGTTTTGATTAGACCGATCCAGAAATTCCATCACGAAATGCTCTCGACGGCTCACGACCCACAACGCAATCAGTGCGGCGCACCCAAAAGTCAAAAGAATGTCCTTTTTCATTATGATCTGGACGAGAAAATGGATTGCAGTGTCTAAAAAGTATCTTAACAACAACAATGAATACCATTGATGTTATTAAGTTGATGCTTCGGCAGCGTGGAGTGAACACTGACTCAACTGAAACAATTGAGTCTGACTTCCCAGCAGTTATCTCGAAAATTGACAAGGTGTTCATATACATGTCAAATCGCTCTCGAATCAGCGATAAAGACATTGATACTATCATCGGAATCACCCAGAAGAATGGAGGTGATTTATCAATTGTGGTTGTTCCTATTCAACCATCGTCTACAATCATGACTGCGCTTCGACAGAAAAGTGATAAAATCCAGCTGTTCCATGTTGGACAGTTGCAGTTCGACATAACAACGCATCGCAAGGTCCCATCGCATCGAATTCTATCAAAGGAAGAAGTGCCAAAGTTTACAGAAAAATATCATATTTTGAGCCCATCTACACTCATGCCTATGCTCGATTCTCAGGATCCAATGGCAAAGTGGATTGGCGCAAAACCTGGGGATATCATAGAAATCATGCGCAAGAGTGAGACAGCAGGGACAACTCCTTATTACAGATACTGTGTCGCAGATGTGACTCTTTAATCTCGGTATAATCTACAATGGATCAGTTCAACAAGCTTTTGGACGAGTATAAGAATCAGTACCTTCAATTTTTAGCTACTGGTAATGCCGAATTTAAGACAGCATACCAGAAAGCACTGGATGCAATCAACAATGCAATTTCTTCTAAAAGAGAAGGCGTCG